GTCCCTGTTGCTACCCAGAGTCCCTGCGCCCATACAATACTGGTGGCACTTCCACTGAAGAATCCGCCGGCCGTATACTGGACTTGTGTCCACGTTATGCCGTCCGTTGACTCGGCGCGCGTATAGCCGGCCGAGCCGGTCCCTACTGCGATCCACTTTCCGCTTCCCCAGGCGACGGCCGTTACGGCAGTCATATTCGCAAGAGATACGCCGGTCCATATTGCGGCGTCATCAGAATAGGCTAGCACGTACGTCCCTGATCCACCGGCGACCCATCGAGTTCCATTCCACGCGACGCAATTCGTGGAGCTCGTGAATGGACTTGTCCGAGGTGTCCACGCAATTCCATTGGTGGACGTGACGAGTTGATTCGTTCCGGAGCCGGTGGCTACGTAGCTCGGGGCCGCAGATGAACTGGCGAATCTATTGGCCACGGTGTAGGCTGTCGTGTAGGGTTGAGAGGCCGTCGTCAGAGTCCATGTCAGGCCATCCGGAGAGGTCGCGATACTCCCTGTCGGAGCTGTCCCTGTCGCCACCCACTGTGCGCCCGTCCAGACGAGACTATAGACAGTGACAAGGGGGCACGGTACGGGTATCCACGTTGTCCCATTTGTACTATACGCAATCTGCGCGACGGGGTCATTGCTTGAACCGGCGAGCCAATAGGATCCGTTCCACGCGATGGCGCGGCCCTCGGTCTGGAAAACGGTGGGCCCGAATCCGGTCCACGTGATTCCGTCGGGAGAGGTGGCGAGTGTATTGGTCCCCGAACCTACGGCGACCCAGAGGGAGCCGTTCCATGCGACGCCATAGGCCGCTGTAGAAAACACGCTGGATCCGAGCCCGGACCATATTGCACCCCCGTCTGCCGATCTCGCAAGCGTATTGGTACCTTCGCCTACAGCGACCCAGACGGATCCTCCTGTTGACGCCGCTCCGCGCCCCCGCACACTAAATATGGCAGTACCGAATCCTAACCATGTGATTCCATCAGAAGAAGTGGCGAGTGTATTCGTACCTTCGCCGAGAGCTACCCAGAGGAGTCCATTCCATGCAACGCCGTATCCGGCCGTAGAGAATACGGTCTTTCTAAGGCCGTACCAGACGGTCCCCGTATAAGAGACAATCATTGTATTCGTCGTTCCATTTCCTACTGCGATCCACTTGGAGCCGCCGAACGCGATTCCGAAGCAACCGTTTTCGAACCCAACAAGGGGCAGAGTGGTCCAGTTATTGCCCCCATTGGAACTGTAGGCGAGCCGAAAGGAGGTGGCGGCCGTGCCGCCCGCTACCAGAGTCTCTTGGGACTGGCTATTCGACGGCGCGGCGTATGTCACAGGTCCTACCAGGCTGTACGCGTACGTCGATGAGATCACTCTTGTATCAATCGGGTAATTCGACAGGGCGAATGTCTGATAGCCTGTAGAGGTGGAGACGAGTCGGATCGTGCTTTGTACGATGGGATTTTTTAGGATAATAGACGCGGACCCCGTCGTCGATGGCGCATTCGCCACGTAGGAATGCTGGACCGTTAGATAGGCCGTACTCATGTTCACGGTAAAATTCGATATGTAGGCCGCCACGCTGCGATCTCTCGTGGCGACAATATGGAGTGGCTCGTACGGAAAGCCGGCGCCCCGTATATATTCTGAGGGCGTATTGGATGTCAGACCCGAGAGGGTCGAGGGGACGAAATAGGGGGCCGCGGGATCAGTCGATATGACAGACCCGAAATTCGCGTTGGAGAGGCCGATAGAACTTGTCGTGCACGTATTGGCGGAAATGTATATGGCACTTATCGACGACATGTAGAGGGCCGGCGTACTAATAATGAGACTCGTGGTGGCCGCTATGGCGACGATATTCGATAGGGACGAGGTTGTAATACTGGAAACGGATACACTCGTCGTATTTACATTGTAGGCAAATATATCGGCGGATGCCACGAAGGAGCTCGCTACACTCGCGGCAACGGAGGAGGAAATGACGATCGTCGATATATTGAGAGACTCCGACTGAATACCACTGCTACCCCCTATAGATATGGACTCGGCATTGATATTATTCGAGAAGATCGTACTGACATAGGCATTTGTTATCGCCATCGCATTTGCATATAGCCCGTTATTTATGAGCAGAGTAGAGAAATAGGAAGACTGCGTCGATACGGAATTCACTGTGGAGGTCGCATTTGAGCCGTACAGGCGTACAACCTGGGCCGTATTCGTATACAGAGAGGATACGACGAAGGATCCTCTGATATTTAGAATGGCCGCGGAGGGTAAATCGAGCGAGGGGGCGAACAGAGAAGAGACAATAGAAAGGGTCTGCGTCGATATATTGGAGAGATAGAGCGTGGAGGTTTGTATCGTATTCGGTACGAAAAGGGAGGAAGATACGTACAGAGAACTATTGGACGTGGTGTACAGCTGTGTTGTGCTGAAAAAGATTCTGTTCGTTAGCATCGTTCCTGTCGCTATCTGACGAGAGACGAGGGTTGACGTCGCTACGTTCGCGAATGCCACTATATTCGAAGAGGCGAGTACGACCCCCTGCACATTTATATTGGTATTCACGAGTAGACGTCCTGCGGTTGTCAATGAGCTCTGTAGGTACATCGTACTCAACGTGGTAAATCTCCCGCCGACCGCGAGCGACCCCTGTACGTTTATGGGGCCAGTTACGGAGGCAGACGAGAGGGTCGATACAGGTTGTCCGAAAGATATACTCGATAATACGGCAATATTCGAGGTGTTCAACAGCGAATTCACGACGAAAGTGCTTCTTGTGGACCCCACGCTGCTTACGAAGAGCGGGCCGAGACTCGTCGCGTTTTGTGCTAAGAAGGTAGTCGTACATGCTGTGGTTGCGCTAATATTCGACGTGATCGTCATGTTGGACGTTTGAATCGTGCTGAACTCGATCCCTTTCGCCGTATAGTCCTGGCTCGGATCACGGAATGCGTTTTCGTCGACAATATTCCATCGGTTAGATGCTTCGGAACGAAGCGTCATATAGCCGAACCGCTGTTGTATTTTTATAGTGGATAGGCCGCTACCTATGAAAGTCACTCCAGGTGTAGTGGAGATGAGAATCGATTGTGGCGACGAGAGAAAGCCGTCTACGTCAAAGACGGTCGTCAGCTGTCCGATGTCGGAAGTAGTGGAAAGATGGACGATTGCGGACTGGCCACTTGTGAGTGGCCTTGTTTTTGTCGCAATAATCGGTGTACTTTCATTTATACGATTCATAGATACTATCTAACCATGAGTCGTATAAAATGTGGATATAATTAGCGTCCTTGGGCTGCGACAAGCGCCTCTAGGCGGTCCAATTCGGCCATAATATATTTGGTAGCTCCCAGATGGGCCATTTCCACTTGGGCGGTGTCAATCGTCATAAGAGGCGTCGACAGGGCAGGATACAGGCTGTCTGACGTGTGGACGGATTTCGGGAAATGCGGGAGAAGATCCGTGGCGAGAAATCCGAGCCGTTCTTCCTCGCCGATTTGGAAGGTTGAGCAGTAGTCGGATTTATATTTGTAGGTGCGGAGCGGGAGGCTTCGGATTGTATCGTAACACTGTTTCAGATCGGCGTCATGAATATTCTCTTTGATACGGGGGTCCGACGCGAAATTCAGAGATCCGTAATAGTATATATTGCGAATGGACATGTCATTCAGGGAATTCTGTATGGTTGTGGCGTTGAGGGCGTAATTCCAGCGTAGACAACCATCATTAAATTCGATCACCGCGTTCGAGTCTATGTAGGATGCTGTGGGGTTGTATGTGTAATTGAAGGTGAGGCTGAATCGGCTGTTACCGTATAGGAATCCCTCTACAGAGAATGAGCTGGCATCTATAGTCCCCGTCTGTGACTGGTTGCCACCCGTTCCAAAAAAGGACGGTCCGGCACCGTTGGAGATACGCACGTAGGAATTGATTTCATCTGAGGGATAGAGGCCACCCCAGAAGAAATTGGCCGTGTACTGTACGAGTGCTCCCGGTGGAGGAGGATTCGACTTGTAGTCGGTCTGGAAGTACACATAGGATGTATAGGGATCGGTCGGATCCTGGCCTGCGGGCCGTACATTCGAGAGGTACAGGGGAGTCAGATAATTTCCCGGGCCGCCGCTAATGAGTATATTCGTCGAGGGGCCGCCTATTGTGCTGTAGAAGAAGTCGGGGCCGAGTGCATCATTCGTATTTGAACTCCCGATCGTGAGTCTCGTTGCCGTGAGTGTGGAGAGCTGTATGGAACTTGTCGTTATGGAATTCACGGCTGCGGTCTGAAATGAGGTGATAGGGGCATCTATGATAAACGGGGCCGGTGTTGTAATCGTCCCGGATTGGAAGGACAAGGAACTTGTGACCAGAGACGATGTAGTCATAAGAGTCGTGCGAATGGACCCCTGTGAATTGTCAATGACAGAGCTCGTGAAAAAGAGAGTACTCACGGCAGGATTGCAGACGATACTGCGGGATACGATGAGCGTACTTACCCGGATCTGGGGGACTACGATGGAATTGATGGCAACATTTCCGGTCGATATGGAATTCACGAAGATCGTGGATGCGACGAGTGAGGCCGTGCTCACATACGAGGTCGGAGAGAGACTTAGGATGGAATTTTGGACCGTACAGGAGGAGGCCGTGAACGTTGAGGCGGTGAAATTCGTGGTGACGATGGAGTCGTTCACCTGGAGTGAATTCGTCTGAACACTACTGGTATTGAGGCTGCCGTTCGTATTTATCATGGCCGCCGAACTCAGAATGAAATTGGTGATGCCCTCACCGGAAAAGGTGGAGAGGACCGTCAGAGTGTTCGTACTGATACCACTCGTGGCCGTTAGACTATTCGTACTGATCGTGGGCGTATAGAGGCCAGATGTGATCGTTAGACCGCCGGCCTGATTCCGTATAATCGGCCCAGAAGGTGCGTTGAATTGGATGGAGCCCGCGGCATTCCCCGTGATCTGCGCCGTGCTTGTTTGGAGCGTCGCCGTAGTGATAACGGAGCCCACCTGAATACTGGAATTCACTAAGAGTGCCGAATTGAATGTGGCGAGGCCGACGACGCTGAGAGTGCTCTGCGCATTCACACTCTGACATTCTACCGAGCCCGTTCCGAGAACATTGACGGTCCCTCGGAACGTCGTAAAGCCGTTGACGCTCATGGAATTCGTCACGGAGAGTGAATCTCCTACGGTCATGCTGCTCTGGAAGGTCGTGGTGCCTCCGACGACGACATTGCCTCCAATAAAGGCATTGGATGTTATATAGGTGTTCCCCACGATATAGGCGCTGTATCCGGGTGTCGTCTGATAGGGTATGGACTGATTTGGCTGGACGCCGACGACGAGTGTGCTGACAAAGAGGGGGCCGAATACTTGCGACGTGCTTCTGGCGGAGATCGTATTGGTTTCGATACGATTTGTGCTGAGGGTTCCACTTAGAAATGCGTTTTCCCCGGTGATCGTAGAGGCCCCGAGCGTTTTCACGTTCGCGACGGTCTGATTGAGGGGGAAGGCGAACGTATTGATAATATTCCACGTATTCGCATCCTTCGAGCTAAGAGAGACGGATGCATACGGATTCGACACGACGATACTACTCGTCCCATCGGAGAAGTAGACATTGTTCATTGTACTTACGATGATCGACTGGGGCGACGAGGGGTAGCCGAGAGAGTCGCGAATGGTGACGGTACGCCCAGCGGGTGTTTGGCTGGAAATGAGGACGACGGCGAACTGTCCAGGGCCGAGAATGGACGTGTCAACCAGTACAACGGATGTGCTTGCTGTGACAATATACGATGGCATCGCCTTCTATTGTGGTCTTTGGAGATTATTTGCGGCACAGCGATCACAATAAACCCTTTTTAGGAGATAGAGGAGGAGAGAATGTCCGTGCTGAATATTGTGGAATTGCAGAACGTGAACAACTCGGCATCGGGGATAACTCCCGTGAGCTACCTGTCGAATCAGGTGACGAATATACAGCAGATGGTCGACTACACGAGAAAGCAGATCAACGTGAACGCCATTTCGAACTTCAATACATCACCTATTCAGGTATACTCGGCACTGAATCTGTGCAACGTGACACTGAGTCTGAACGGATCAAATTCCGTGATTACGGCGGGTGGCAGCGCCTCCTCGCTCGGCACACTCTCAACTGGCCTTTTCACGGTGGGAATGTCTACGGGGAGCGGCCTCTCCTTTCTACAGGGGGCGACGAGCACGTTCATCATCGGCCCGGATTCTAATGCCGTCTTTTCAGGGACTGTTACGGCGGCCGGTTTCGTGACGGCCTCGGACTCGCGCCTGAAACATGCCGTGCATCCGATTACTGACTACGAGACCATTCTGTCGCACGTGGAAGGTGTCCGCTTTCAATGGAATAACTCGGACAAGCCCGATATTGGTGTCATTGCGCAGAGTGTGCTGCCGGTTTTACCGGAGGCCGTGCGAACGGGTCCCGGCGGATACTACACGGGTGACTATACGAAACTGATCCCCGTACTCATACAATCCGTGAAATCCCTGCAGGAGCGCGTGTCTATTCTTGAAAGGGCTTTAACAGAAGTGAAGGAGTCTCATATAAGAGAGGGGTGAGATGTCGTCCGCCTTGCCTGGTATGACTGTAAACTTCGGGAATCCATCTATGGTCTCTCCGTCGACGACTCTACAGAAGATTCTTCCCGTGAAGGATCGCCAAATCGTCCTTTTGGCCACGGCCACGATTACGTCGGATAATCTGTTCTCGAATGGGCTGTTCCAGAACGTGTATATCCTCTATAAGATGTTTGACGCGATGGGATATGCCCCGATTTTGATCGTGAACGATAAGCCGACGGAGCTGGATAAGATTCCGCCGGGATTGCGCGCATGTCGCATGATGAATACGGAGGAGATTCTGAAGCGGCCTATTCCGGTCGTTGCCCTCATAGAGATCGGTATGAGTATTGATCCCCTTGTGCGGGAATTCGTGAAGATGTGCGGGGGGAAACTCGCGAAGGTCTATCTGGGGAACATTCTAAATATTGATGTCGAGACGCCGATGTTCTATCCGACGATGCACTTCGCCCATCACGTGATCGAGAAGATTGATAAGATTTGGGTGTCTCCGCATTACGGCCAGCACGCCGAGTATGCGTCCTATTTGAATCAGGTGGTCCCGCCGAAAAATCTGGTGGATATGATTGCACCGTATGTATGGGATCCCTGTGTTTTTACGCGCGAGGGGGAGAACCTGTTGCGATGGAGGCCGAGAAAGACGGAGGAGGAGGACGTGATCTTGATCATGGAGCCAAATATATCCTTTCAGAAGACGTCGTTGATCCCTCTGCTGATCGTGGAGCGGTGGTACAGAAACGGGGGGAAGAAATGGAAGGGGAAGGTCGTCGTATTTAATGGGGCCCGCATTAAGGACACGCCCCACTTTGCGAACTCGCTTATGCCCGGTCTTGATCTTTTCAAAGATGGTCGGATCGAGTACAAGGATCGCACGGACATTGTGACGGCGCTAAAAACGTGGCCGACGGGTCTGTTCGTGGCGCACCAGTACAATAATGAGTATAACTATATGGCGATGGAGCATATATGGGGGGGATTCCCGCTCGTACATAACTGCGGGACGTGGGGGGAATTCGCCTACTATTACAAGGGGAACGACATTGAAGCGGGGGCAAAGCAATTGGAACTAGCCTATACGGCTCATGCGGAGAAACTGGAGGTGTATAAGGCACACGCGCACGTGCTCGCCTGGCGTCATTCGCCTTACAATCCGGACATTCATGCGGCATGGGAGAGGCTGCTGCGGAACAACGCGACGAGCTCTTAAATAGGTCTAAACATACGAATCCATATTCTACTAGGCAGAATGCGGATTGGTGTGACAGCAGTCATCGAGTTTTCTATGTTCAGCTCGGGCTTGGCGAATACCACGCTGGCCATCGCAGAACTCATGAAGGGTATAGGGAATGATGTGACGATCGTGAATCTGCGGGGAAAGAGGGAGTGGTGGGACGACTGCACACCTCTTAAAGGCCTTTTTAAGGTGGAACATTTGGAGGACTCGCCTTCCATGGAGCGGTTCGACATTCTGTTTGAGATCGCGCCCCTACAGGTGACGGCGGCGCAGCGCCAGGCGATCGCGGCCAGATCTGTCTGGGTTATACGGAAGCCGTTCGTCTTGCAGGAGATCGAGCAGAGTATTTATCCGATCATGGTGCAGCCGAGGGATTTGACGGGTATTTCGGAGGCCTGGCTTCTGCAGGACGTGACGGACGCAGACGATCTGACGGTGCTAGAGACGATTTCGCGCGTCCCTGTACGCCAGGTCCCGTATGTGTGGACGCCCCTCGTGTCGGAAGTCTATATCCGCTCTGTTGGGGGGCTCACGTGGTCGGGGGATGCGTCGAAGCCCCTGTTCGTGCCTATTGTCGACACGAATAATACGAACTCGAGCAATAGTACGATCCCTCTTGTGATTTTGCGGGAGACCGCGCGCCGAAAGACGCCGATTTCGGGCTGGAGACTGCATAATTCAGATGCGATCGAGAAGAGTAAATTCTTCAAGGAGAATGTGCTGAAGCACTGTAGCGACCTCGATCTGAGCGGTGCGCTCGTTGGCCGGCAGCGGTCGATTGATTGGGCGCGCGAGGAGAACCACGTGGCGCTAATGCATCTGCGTTTTAGGGCATTGCGGCCGGTGCTTTTGGATCTGGCGTGGGCGGGTATTCCGGTCGTGCACAACTCGCCGGCCTTCAAGGAGGTTGGAAACGGGGCGGAGCGCTTCTATTATTCCGATAACAGTGTGAGCGAGGGTGCGACGGCATTTGAGAATGTGTTGGCGGATTTGAAGGCGGGGGCGGGCTGGTTTTCGGCGACGAATGTGCGGCGCGAGGAGATTCTTAAGCGCTGGAGTCCCATGAGTCACGATGTGAAGGCTAGATGGATGATGGCGATCGATGGGCTTGTGCGTAGTAGGCCTGTTTTGCTGCAGCAAACCCCGCAGCAAACGCAATTGCAGCAGCTTTCGCAAGAGCTTTCGCGAAAGCTAGCGGAACAGCTGGCGCAGACCAAGGCAGATCGCGGAGCTTTCCGCGTGGCCTTCTCGGACATGTGGGAAAACTTCAACCCCGAATATAATTTTTTCACGCTTCTTCTGAACGAGGCCGGGAAGCACATGACGCCACCAAAAAGAGTGGAGGGCTGCAGCATAACGGCGAACAGTGGGGCAACACCCGATCTGCTCATTTTCGGGCCGTTTGGAAATGAGTGGATGCGTTTCGGGTCTGTTCCGAAGGTCCATTTCACAGGAGAGAATACTCGCCCTATCTTCGAGAAGTCCGTCGAGCTGAACCTCTGTTTCGACCATCTCAAGCTCATTCCCTACGAGAAATATATTCGGCTGCCCCTGTGGAT